CCAACCTCGCCGTAAAGATGTCTGCGCAATCGCTCGTCGGCCGTCCTCATACGGGCGATGTGTCTTGCATCAATCCGTTTCATAAACAACTTTTATCTTGGGTTCGACACCAGAATGCTGACCAACCGTAAAGCATGGAGAAACACCACGAATGTCAAGCACCATACCATTCTGCCGACTATTCCACACATAGCCAACGACAACGATTTTGTCAGTCCGTTTCATGGATAACTATTACTTTCGGCTGTTTGTGACCACCACCATTGCAAACGATTGTCGGCGATAACCCCTTGGCATCGTAAACCCTTCCCGCCTGTGAGTTACTATCAGTAAAGAACAAATAGCCTATCTGCCGGACGTAGTTAAGATGTCTCATAAAGCATACCGACAAATTGATCCGTATTACCACCGCTACCTGTCGAAGTGTGAACGGTGTTACTGACGAACACTCTATGATAGTTGATTACTCTCCCTTTGTGGTCTCTTGAATAGCCATAAAGGAATTTGTCAATCGGTCTCATAGATAACTTTTGCTCCTGTCGTTCCCCAGACATTATGATATTGGAAGTTTATCCTACCAGTCTTGAAATAGTTTGCTTTCAAAGTCCTGCATGTGCCATCGGGCATTTCATTCAGCGGAAGGATATTACTCTGTCTCAATAACCTGTGTGACCCACCAATATCCTCCATCATTGATTCTTGTGTGTATCGTACCAGCAATGCCAGCCTTATTATACATCTGATTGTAGATGTCTATGAATACCCCCCCCTATTGGGGAGGTCGCCCTTCTCAATCCATTTCTGAAATCGCTTACCTCCAGTCTTCTCACGTTGTTTCATAGATAACTCCGATACCCATTTTGGGATAGTGACCGCAACTGATCATGTTGGCAGGTCCCGTTGTTTCATATACTGCTGTTATGGTAGGTGCTACCCCATCCTTCGTTGTCGGCAATCCAACCTGTCGTACAGGGGGGGGGGCTACGGATTTAACACGTTTCATACACATAGCATACAGCAGTCTTTGGGAAATGTTTCAAGGTTGTGTAATCTTTGATTGCCGCATTCTCGTAGCGCGTGTTAATGGTACAAGCAACGCCACCACTACAGACGTTCTGCGGCTTGATTCTACTGAGCGACAAAGAAGTTTTCAAAATCGTCTTCATCGTCGGAATGGTTCATAGCATCAATCGGAATGGATAAAGGACTTTCTTCTTCCATACTTTTCTCACAGAACCTTGCAAGCATTTCGTCAGAAAGAAAATACTTCTCGTCAACGTCTTCTTCAAGAACGTCACCAAGACACAATTCAAGAGGTCTCGGTTTTGGGAAGTGATACTTGACTATCTCGTTATTTTCATTCCTGATGCTGATAAGGAAAATTCGCTCTCTGTTTTGAGGTACACCAAAATCCTTCGCATTGAGGACTTGAGCAAAATTCTCATAGCCTAATCTTGCAAGTTCATTCTGCCAGAGATTGAAAACACCGATAAACTTTCCGCTTACCATGGCCTTCACATTCTCCAACATAAGAAACTTTGGTCGCTTTGCCTTAACGCAGTCTCTCACATTCCAGATAATGCTCGACCTCGTACCACTTCCTTCAGTAAATCCATGTTGCAAGCCAGCCTGTGAAACGCTCTGGCATGGGGTGCTATAAGTAAGCAGGTCGAAGTCTGGCAAATCTTCCCACTTTATCTTTGTAATGTCGCCCCAATTCTTACCAATTCCGTCAGAATGTAGCGCATTATGGGCGATTACGGCGGGTTGTTTGTCAATATCAGGGTTTGCATTTGGCTCTGGGTCAAATTCAGCCCATCCCACTAACTCGTAGTCGAAATCGGGATAAATCTCTCGTAACCTATTGAGTGCAAGGGCTTGTGAACCATATCCGGCACATATTTCAAACAATCTGAGCTTGTTATTTTTGTTATATTTCATGTCACATTACAAAGATAATGTTGCACTTAATAATAATTCTCTTGAAATGTTATTTTTGGAATGAATATATCCATGACATTTCGGGCATATAACTTTTAGTTCATCTTCACTACAGAGGATTTCACCACCATCTTGTATAGGGATGATATGGTGTATATGTAGCAACTCGCAAGGTTTACCGCATCGCTCGCAATGACCATTGGCACGTTTCAATACAGAGGAAGATAACGCTTTCCATTCGGCATTAGCGTACACAGCTTGGCGCAATGGAGTAACACCTCCTTTGTAATTCGGGTTTAACGACTCAAATCTTCCAGACATGCCATTAGTGTCACCTGGACTACCCCAATACTTCACGTCTCTTGCTTCCGCAATAGTTCTTCTGTGTATTCCGTGCTTGCGCAGCCAATATAAGATATTCCCATCTGTTACATTGAATTTTTTTGCTATATCAGCACTGGAAAGTTCTTTGTTAACATATAGGTCGTAGAGGTAATCCCTATCCCAAAAGGGCTGCGCTTTTCTATAATTAGAACCTTTTACGAATTGTCCGTTACCATTTCTTTTTATCATAATTATTCCTGTAATGTGATTTCAAAACGGAACTTCATTCTCATTAAGTGGCGGACCAAAAGGATCGTCGTGCGCTTCTGCTTGTGCAAACATGTCCGTCTGCACCCCTACATCGTCACGCCAGCCATAAACGACTTTCTCATCATTTGTGTTCTTAAAACGTCGGCTCTCAATCTCGTAATACATGCCAACGAGATAGTCTTGTGTACCCATCATGCGGTCTTTCGCAACCTCCAGAACATTACTGAAATTGAAGAATGTCTGTATGTATTGCTGACCAAAGAAGTCACCGCCAGCCTTTCTGAAGTCATTGTTGACGCGATGAATGATAAAGATATAGTCCGCTGCGTCAATAATTGCGGAAGTTCCGCTAATGTCGTTCTTGCGGATGAAAGATGTTGTCTTTCGCGGATGGGCTACGAGAATGATGTGCGCCTTGTATTTCTTTTTGAAGTCTGTGAGCTGATTGATTAACTCTTTTTGTTTCTTGTTGCTGTCACCATCGAATACGTCAATGTCAAGTGAAAACAGATTGTCGAGTATGAAGATTCTGACACCTTGCGCCAGAAGTTCTTTCATGTCTGCGAAAATCTGCTCCCATTTGTTTGAGTATTCGTTGTTGTAGAGAAAGAACTTTCCGTCAGTCCAATCATCTATCTGTGTGGCGATATTGTTTGGCACATACCAATACTGACCATTGGGCGATTGGCGCAGAAAGTCTTTACCTGCGGCAACCATCTGAATCCATGTTTTCAGTACGTCTGGTCTCAGCTCTCCGCTCCACAACGCGCATTTCTGACCTTGGTTGATGGCATTGAGCATGAGACTGTTCAGCCAAGAAGACTTACCAGAAGCGTTTGAGCCGCTTACAATAGTCAGCGAGCTATAAAACAGCCCATGTGTTGACTTGTCAAGTTCCTTAAAGCCGGAGTAGAAATGTTCGAGATCGTTGATATTGACCTTTTCAATATCCTTCATCGAAAACCACTTCTTTCCAAGTTCTGGGGTCTCTGGCTTAATGACTGGCTGCTGTACTGTGCTTTGCGGTTTTGCCGCAAAGGATTGTGGTCTGTACTGAGTTTGTTGCGGTTGATACTGCCTTTCGTATGCGCGAGGGTCAAGCATCTGCCTTACCTCTTGCCATGTGTGCTGCTGGCAAGAATTGTGCAAGCAAGTGTACTTGATTGCACCGCTCGACATCTGAATAATGGCTGCATCCTTACCTTTGTGTTCTGGATTGAAAAAACAATGGTCTAAGACGTATTTCGTCCATTTAGCACACGTCTCTTTCCTGTACTGCACCCCATGCTCGTTCAAGAACTTCTCCAAGTCAAAAGGCTCATTACTGCCACCACCTCTTGACGGATATGGTGACGTAGGCTTTGGCTCTTCCTTTGGCAAAAGATTGGCTACTGCCTGGAACAGGGAAATGTCCGTGACTTTTATCTCGTCCGGCACATAGACTATTTCCGACATTCTCCATGGCCGCTCTGGAAGGTTCGCACCTTTCTTTGCGGTCGTTCCATAGAGCTTGCAGATACGGGCTGCATTGAAAACAGCCTCGTCTATATCTACCTTCTCGTCGGTAAACATCAAGGCCACCGACTGAAGGAAGTTTGAAATCAAATCCCTTACTTCGTCGGTGTTTGGCATATCTACCCTGTAGATGGTGTGCCACCCATTGCCCGACCTACAGATAACGGGATCACTAAAGCCGACACTGCGAAGATAGAGAAAAACTTGCTGTGCCTTTTTGTGAGCAAACTCAAACTCTTCATCGGTTGCATTGGTGCCGACAACCCTTACTGGGTCGTAGTCTATCAATACCCATGAGCGATGAGTTATATTGTTGTCCGATGTTGTAGTCTTTGGTGACTTGATGATTTTCTCGCATTGTGCGCGACCATAACAGCCATCGTCAATATCATTGAGCGTAAAGTATATCTGCTCGTCTGGAAGTTCCTCATAAGGCTTAATATCTTCTATGAGCTTGTCGATATTCTTATAGTAGCCACTATATTGGAATCTTCCAAGTATGCGGATTTCCACCAACTCGGAATCGTTTTTGAATACGTGCCACCATTGCCTTAGAGTATTCTCGTTAATCATTGCTTAACCCATTGTTTCGTCTGGCTGCTCCATATCCATTCATACAAACCGCTTGCAATCTTTGCACCGTCAGGTCTGTTGTCTGAAGTATAGCCGTCATTCAGTTGGTCAACGAAACCATTAAAGAGCAAACATTTCCTGTCCGCGTTCCATACTTGGAAGATTCCATCCGTTATAGGTCTGTATTCCTTGGTGTCAGTAAACTGCTCTGGGTCGTAAATGGTATCATTGCCTTTAACTATGATTGTCTTGAAGATTTTGTCACGGAGGTAACGCTCAAAGTCTTTCTGATATACTCTATCACGACTGCTGACATAGACTTTGATATGAGGCAAGACCTGCTCTTTCTCTTTGTCGGAAAGTTTATGCCAACATTCAAGAGATTTAGACTTTGAGCCTTTTCTGTTGTAAGCAAGCCAACACTCTTCAAACTTTTCGTCTTTTTCTTTTTTTATTTTTTCTTTTTTCTTCTTTTCAACATTGCTTAATTGAACTCGTAGTTTATTATTATCGTTTTCCAATTCAATTATGCGATTTTTCATGTTTTGTAGTTCTGCATCAATATCTGCGTTAGCCCTTGCGTTACTTTCGCGTTGGAGTATGCTATAACTATCACATTCACATATAATTACATGCGTTGTTTTTGCGTTACCATCATGGTTGGCGGCAACATCAAGGACTTTACGATTGATAAGTTTTTTGTGTATTGTACGAACTTGTTGGTAAGGAATCCCTGTCAAACGTGATATACGCCTATCGCTAAATTCAACGACACCACGGCGGTCAGCATGAAGTAACAAATGAAGCATAATTAACTGCTCGTTAGACGAAAACGCTCTTATGAATTGCTGGCTTACCCAAATCATCTTTCTTCTTTTACGAAACAATATTGTTTACCTGTATATCTCTTGAAGAGAACATAATTAGAAAACCCGCTCCAAAAATCCGTCAGACCAAGTAGTATAGTCGTGCAATGTCACTTACACGACTATTTAGACATGCTCCCACCAAGGGCACACCTCATGGTGCTACGCCGAATCGAACGGCATTCCTTCTTACCAAACCTCGGTCAACGAGTCGGAATCGAACCGACATACTTCTTAAAAGAGAATGGCAGGCTGGCTACGCCCTACTTTCACTCCTCCCGTACACCAGTGCCGGGACTTGGCTCTGCCATTATCGTAGAGCCGTGCAATGTCACTTACACAGCCCTAATAGTGTGCAACGTGGTTTTCCCACGTTGAAATAATCAATAACTGATACGCATTTGAACGACTTTCAAGCCTTTTCTCCTGCAAGCTTCAAAGTAGGCCGGAAGGAAAGTGTTCGCGTCGAACCAACGTTTACCCATGCAGTGAAGAATCCAATCGTCTTCATCAAGCCTGTCACTCTCTATCTCGTAGTCTGACCAGGCGTTGAACATGTCGCCGTCTGGCGTGAGAAACCAATCAATGTTGTATTCCTCATAGCCAGACGGACATTCATTTCGCAAACGACCACCTATTTTGTGGCTTGTATCAATTATTCTTTCCATGTTTATTTGTCGTTGTTTATGGTGCAATATTATCGCGCCCTAAAAAGGGAGATCGTCTGCATTGCCACCACCTTGCGGCTGTGGTTGAGGTGCGGGGGCTGCTGGCTGTGCCGTTGCCACGTTCTGTTGTGGTGTCGGTGCTTGCGGCTGTGGCTGTGCTACGGGTGCCACCTGTGCTTGTCCTGCCCTCGTCACATTGTAGCAAGAAACCTTCGCAAACCACCTGCCATTCCATTCTCTGCCATCGACATCGAAATGGATGGTGACGGTCTCGCCCATCTGAAGATTGAACTGGCGTATTCGGTCTTCACCAAACACCTCAAATGGAATCTTCTTAGGGTATTGCTCAATGGTTTCCAGAACAAACGTCTGTGTCATCCACGGATTCCCTGTACGTTGCGATACACCGCTATTGGCTGGCAATATCGCTATTATCTTTCCTGTTGCTTCCATATCACTTTATTTTTATTGTCCTTTATAGAAGAAACCTTGGAAACGTACAAGCCTATCCATATACTCCGGCGACTTGAACAAACCGTCACCACCACCTGAAAGTGCCTGTGCGCCTTCTTCATCAATTACTACCTTGCTGTCAAGGGCCTTGGGGACACGGAAACAGCACAGGCATGGGAAATTGACTTTGGCATCACCCGTAATGACCTTTGCTGATGCTCGCTGGGTGGCAGCAAGAATACGGTAGCCAAGAGAACGACCTTTTTGGAGTAACATCTTCAAGTTCTCTTCAAGGCTCTTGTCTCTGCCTGTCACAACCCATTCTTTCTTCGGCTTCCCGTTCTTGTACTCACCAACGATTACCTCTTCTCTGATGTCAAGCTCCTTGCCGGAACGTGCGGATTGGACGGCATCGGCAAACTCGTCGAACACCAATAGGGTATAACCGCCGAATGCGCCTTTGCGCTCCTGCATTTCCGAAACAAGTTCTTTCATGCGTTTCTCGATGTCTGCGATGTCCTGATGTACCTCACATTCACCCGTCAACGATGTAAACTCATATTTCGGATCCATGATAATAACGCGCATGTGCGCTAACAATGCGTAGGCAATCGTTGAGCGGATCAAGACGGACTTTCCGCTACCAGTTGCGCCACATACAAGCATGTGCGGGGTGGAATGGTTTTCCAAGTTCCAGATAACGGTCTGTTTGAAATTATCAATACCAAGAGGAATTTTCATCCCGTCAAGGTATTTGGCATCCCATAACAACGTTTCTGTGCGCTGCTTGCTCACCTCTATGGCAAGGTAACTTCTTCCCTCGTACACAACGAGCTCTGGCGAAATGCGTACTGAAGGCTGGTCGAGGGCGTATGCTATATCCTTGCTGTATGCTGCAAGCGAACCGATGGGAATACCTGCCGCAACCTCACATAGGTAGGTGTTACAGGAAAAGCCTTCTACCTCATGTGCCACCTGCACCTGCTTTCCGAATGTCCTGAACTTATGTTCAATCTTCTCCTTGTTGTTCATGTTACTGTGTGAATAATCGTATGTAATGAATGAAGCCGCATTCTTTCTGAAGGCTCGAATGACCCTCGGAGAGATTACGGCAATGCTTGAGTCCTTAATCTTGCGCTGACGTTTCGCTATAAGCGGTCGTTTCGACTCTGGGATATAGGGAAAATCATCAACCTCGGCTATCAGTGTACGTGCTGAAAACTCGTAGAGTTCTGCCTTGTCAGCCAACGTGTCTGACGCATTGAGCGTGTAAACATAGTCGGGATCACCGACGGCTTCAAGCATACGACGCAAAGGTTGGTACAGGTAAAACTCATGCAACCTGCGAGAGTCCTCATCCATGACAAACTTATGCAGTCGCAGTTGCGGACTGCCGTCTTTGTTCTTGGAGTATTTGTTTTCAATGAACCAGACTTCATCTACATGTCTTCCGTTTGCTTCTTCCGATTGCTCGTAGCCTAATACATAGGTGATGGCTTGCTGACCATGAACAAGGTGAACTTCATCGTCTTGGGTGTAGGCTCCCTTGCTTTTGTGGTCAATGACTACCGTCTTGCCATCCTTTGTCCGAACAACCAGGTCCGCAATGTAATGCAACGGCAACGGAATATCTACGCCGTTGCAAGTCACCCATGCCTCATCTTTGACTTCTACGGATATGACTTCGCCAATATTGTCGGTGTACGTGCCATACTCCGCACAGAAGTTCTGCAACAACTGATTGACTTTCTTCGTGCAATCCTCACGCGCAAGGTCAACGGTTGAAAGTTTGTCTGTCAACTTCCATGCGTTTGCAGGTACTTCGTCAAGATATTCATAGGCGACCTGTGTAAGCAGAAGTATGTCGGGTGCGCTGCCGTCAAAATTACCGAAATATACCGCCAAGGCTTCGTGATAGGCGTTCCCTGCAATGGAACTGACACCGCGCTTGTCCGGCTCGGCATAGACGTAGTTCTTTTCAAACTGCTTCTCGTTACGCGAGAAACAATTGACTTTGCTGTATGACCATGATTCTATAAGATAACCAGAAAGCAACTCTTGAAGTTGCTCCTGGCTATAATGACTGTATTTGTTCATGGCTACGGCATTTCAGGGTTTTCCTTCTTCTCATTACGCAGCCGCTCCTTCTTCTGTTCGGGGGTTTCTGCGTCTGGAGCATTAGTAACATCTTCAACGCCATCTACATATTCCATCGTAGCGTCTGCAATGGCTGTGTCTTCGATGCTTTCCATGCGGATAGCGGCTTGGTCGGCTTGGATTGCCAACTGCATCTGCGTGTCAACTGAAAGGGGACCGTACTTCGAGAGCAAGAGTTTCAGAACAGTCTTCTTTGCCATCGCTTCAAAGTTGTCTTTCCAAAGTCCAAAACCTTTCTTGAAGGTCTGTGAGTAACGCTTGCCGTGTGCCTCAAGTTCTGCGGTAGTCATATAAAGATACTTTTCAAAGCTATTGGTGAGTTGCATGTAAGCAACATAGCCAATGGGGGCTTTGCTCATATCAGGCACGTTGGACGGATCAAACTCAATCTCACCCGTGAAACGGTTGTAGCCTTTGATGTCACCTTCATACACCGCTGCGACATTGATGGTCTTGTACTGACCGCTACGCTGTGCGAGCTGAATCAAACCCTTGGTCATGATCTGGAACTGCGCAAGGGTCTGTTTGGTCTTGCTGTCGTAGAACGGCACAATAGCCGCAAACCCAAGTGTCGGAACGATGGGAAGGTCGAGCGACGCGGCGACCAGAGAGGATGCTACTATGGTGTTCGGGTCTGCAATGGCCAAAGCCTTGGTCTTTGAGAGCGACACCAGCGACGAAATGAAACCTGCTGACTTCTTACCAAGAATGTCAGAGAAACGTTTTGCTACCGCAGGATTTTGTGTGAGACTGCTCACCGTCACTTGCTGCGTAGCCACTTGTGTGTTGTTTGCCATAAAAATAACGTTATTTGATTGTGGATATATCTATGCCTTTGAAAGCATTGAGACCGATAAGTGAGAAATAGCCTCTTGCTGGGTCGTTGGGGAATACATCTGAAAAGTATTCGTGCAACGACTTCCCAAACTCCCATGACATATTCGGATTTTCAAGAAGTCCATTGTCCGATATAGCCTTGATAAGTTCGCTGTTGAGAGGTATGTAAGCCTTAGTCGCGTCAAACACATCTGGACTTTCACTGCTCCAAATGCCAGTGCCTATCGGACGTGGGCGAACCATCATCATCACAAATCGTACAAACTTGTTTGGCAGATAGTCAAGAACCGTAGGCATCTGACTGACGCCAGAGAACAAAACAAGCAAAACTTCAAGCGTGGCATCACGCACATCTGAAGTTTCGCTCTCCTTGATACCCGCCAATACTTCGTTCAGGATAGTGCTGCCATTTGAGTAAATCTTATAGAGCTTGCCCATAAACTGCCACCATCCATGCAAAGTGTGTATAGAAGTGAACTTTGAATAGTTCTGCTGGAACCTCGTCCAATATCTGCTTTTGTCAAGCACATATTGAAGTGGACTTCCGGCTTCCTTGAATTTGTTATACGCCCACATCGCGTAGGCAACGCCCTCGGCTCTGATTCCTTGATTAAGCCAACAGGCACTTATCGCCATAATCTCAATGTCTTCGATGGACTCAAACTCGGTCACAAACTTCTCGATGTTCTGACCGATGAACGTCCGCTCAATCAGGTCGGCATATTGTGTAAGATTTGCCTTTGTTACCATTTCTTAAACTTTTTACAAAAAAAGTCAGCCCAATCTCACGACTGAGCTGACTCCCTACAAAATGAATTTGTATCACATCTAAATAAAAACTACTTTTCGCTGTTCAAGAAGTATATAGTGAATATATGTGTACTAATCAAAAAGGGATGGCATTTGTGAGTCTTTGCGTTCTACGCCACCAACCTCTACAAGGGTAAACTCTATTCTGGGGTTGTTCTTGTCTATGAACTTGTTGGCTACAATCTTCACGCAGTTGCGGTCGTTCTTGATGGCCTTGCAACCTTGCAAACAGTCCAGCAACCCTTTCAGCGAATTATCCAAGTCTGGCTGGTTGCTCTGAAAGTAAACATCGGCGTAAAGTTCAAAGAACCCCTGTATGTTTTTGTTGCGATATGCACCGCATTGGAGATAGAATTTCTTTTCAAATTCTTTCATCGCAGCCGTCTTTGCAAGGCTTCCATGACCACCAAGAGTTATGATCTTGTAACAATTACTCTTGCTCGGCACTGAACCGTATATAACCTGTTCGTGTTTCATATTTTCTACTTAGTTCTTTTCAATACCCAGTTGTCACACTCCCACTGCATACCCATATATGCCGCCTTCGCAAGATAGTTCAAAACGTCTTGCCTGGTATAACTGCCGACAATGCCGTCTTCCATCTTATCCAAAAGTTCAGAGGCTATCTCATGTGATTTTTCTCGCCAATTCATATCAATGGTCATGTGCCTTGCAGCAAAACTGCAAGGATATAAAAAATCCCGCCTACTTTCACAAGCAAGCGGGATGGTGGTTAAAATTCATCAGTTATGTTTGATACCTACAAAATATCTGCGGAGAGTGAGGGATTTGAACCCCCGATACGCCTAAGCGTATGCCGCGTTAGCAGTGCGGTGCCTTCAGCCAGACTCAGCCAACTCTCCAAAAGGGTCGAGGAAGTGCGCTACCACTCTCTATCATCCTGCGTATCGCGGTTGCTCCAACAGACGTATGTGTCCTAATATGCAATCATTGGAACAGTAAATGTATGGCAGGACTTTTAACGGACATACCGATCGACCCGAACTGTACTAATACATATATCAAGTTGCGGAGGTAGGAATCGAACCGTATGAGACGACCTTCTGGTTATGAGCCAGACGAGCTACCACTGCTCCACTCCGCGATGTAATCTAAAGTCAAAAACTGCTTTCACAAGCATTATTAAGTTATTGTCATTCTGGATGGACTCGAACCACCGACCTCGTTCCTGTGGACACACGGTACAACGCCCCGTGTGATGGCATGGTTGAACGCGCTCTACCAACTGAGCTACAGAATGAGTTGTGCCGCGATTGGCGTTACCCAATTCTTTAATAGAGGACATACCTCACGGCTAAAATTCGTATTTAGCCTTCAACTTTTCTTCACAGCTTTCGCCTTCAGTATAGGTGGCTTTATCCCACCAAGAACTTTACCTACTTCTCACCTTTTAACTGGTTTTCGGTTGTAGCAGTTCCCGCTACCACGTCTTCCGACGGTGAAGACTTATGGCTTATGTTGGTCCTTCCAACATCAGTGGCTATCTCGTAACCCGTGAACAAGCCTGCTTCTATGTATTTATATCGAATTAACGATTATCATTGTTTAGGAAAGCATCAAGATCACGTTTCTTGAACAGCCATCGACCTGCTGGTTTGGTACACGGGATGAGACCGTCTGCAATGTATGTCTGCATCGTGCGGAAGCAAACACCAATATAGGCTGCGGCCTCTTTGCTCTTCATATAGGTTTCTTTACCCATTGTTGTACTCCTCCAGATTTAGCAACAAAGTGTTGTCTTCATCACCTGTCTTCGTCGTAAGGTTCAGACCTATCGGACGGAGCTTAGTCTTGCTGAGCCAACTGGTCATACTTTGCGCCTTTTTTCGCAAGTCGGCATCTGGAAAGACCAATAATCTGGTCTTGAAGTCACGCTTTGCGACCATCGACATGATGTCCTCTGTGCGGACTTTATCAACCGTAAGTGTTAAAAATGCGCTTTCTGACATACTTTATCTTAATGTTTCTAATGTTTTTACCGTTTATCCGAAAATTCTTTGTACCTTTGCAGTCTAAAATCAAATTGTCGTGAGACAATATCTGCATTTCGCTGTATTTGGTACTCCGATTTTGGATTTCGCTTGCAAAGGTAAGGCGAAAAATCTAAATATCAAAACAAAATCAAAGATATTTTCGCAACATCTATGATTTTTAACTACCATTTACATTCATAATGTGACCTGCAAAATACATTTTTTATTTATACACATCTAAATATCATTAAGTTATGGTTAAAAAGACATCAAATCCGTATGACAGGCTGCTTCAGCTCAGAGAGTGGCTACAAGAGAACGATCCCAAGTGTAGGAACAACGAATCCGAAATCCTAAGAAGGTTAGGATTGGGAATGGGGTATTTCGGTACTTCCGAAAAGCAAGAGAATAAGACCTTGCGCGAAAGTACCTACAAGAAAATCAGTGAGGCTTGGCCGCAGGTCAACATCGACTGGCTACGTAATGGTAAGGGAGAAATGTTCACCGAACCTGTCATTATCGAGGAACAGCCCATCAATGGTGTTCCGTACTTTGACGTTGACTTTCTCGGTGGTTTCAACGAAATGGTCAACGACCAGACTATCTACCCTGCCTACTACATCGACTTCCAGCCGTACAACAAAAAGGGTAACATGTGGTGCAACATCGTAGGCGATAGCATGTCACCGCGCATCAATAGCGGCGACAAAATCTGTATTAGGGAAATCAACAAAGAGGATATAATCTATGGCGAAATCTATGCTCTCGTAATAGGTGAAACCGAGATTATGAGAACAGTTAAATGGGTTACACGCTCGCCGGAGAAAGGCATGTTGCGCCTTATTCCAGAGAACAAAGATCCGCGCTACGGCGACTATCAGGACATAAGGATTTCCGACATCAGAAACGTATTCAAAGTAATCGGTGCAATCCGTTCATTCTAATTCTGCGCACCAAATTCGTACCATCGTTCTATAACTTACTGATATTAAGATGCCTTTCAAACCCCAAGCGGGTCACACAAACAAGTGAGTATATAGGCATCTTCAAGGGTGCCTATATACGTTTAAGGTTATCATTCAGTATGTTATAGTTTCGATACTCTACAATTTGGTTCACATTATCATGTGTACCACGCAAATACGCAAAAATGCGCAATTCTGCGTAATACTACGCAAAGTTTGTGTACCAAAGTCGTACCAAGCGTGTGTACCACTTTAAGAAACTTAATTGTACTGTATATGAAAATAGCAAAAACAAGAGTCGTCTTTGACAGACACAAGAAAGCCACAAAGAAGGTGGCAGCGTCCGTTTACATCGAAGTATCGTATGACAGAGTGCGCAACTTCTACAACACGGGTATCAAAGTTTGCTCTCATCAATTCAAGGATGGGATGGTGATTAACTGCGGTCAGATGGCAGAATACCAAGACCGCATAAACGACATGCGCAATACCATTGAGAACTACATAAACGAAAAGATGAAGGCCAAGGAGACTTTCTCACTTGAAAATCTGAAGAAGTTTATGGATGGTCGTGTGTTCGGCGCAAAGGATTCATTTCTGCGTTTTATGCTTGCAAGGATTTACGAGCGTCCTATTGCCGAATCAACAAGACATGCTCACATATCAATCTACAACACCTTAAAAGGCTGGGGGCGTATCAGGCAGTTCAGCGACATCACGGAGTCTAACCTAAAACTCTGGGATGATCTGTCGCACAAGAACGCTCAAAAGGCGAAGTCTGTATGGAACTACCACAAGATACTGAAGATATATTGCCGCGAGGCTAAACGCTTTGGTCACATCAAGGATAACCCATACGACTATATGAAGTTCAAAAGGGATAATGCACCAGGACACCGATTTATAACAATGGAAGAAATTGAAAAGATAAAGGGTCTTGAACTTACTGAAAAGCCGCTGATAGATGCCCGCCTTTGTTTCCTTTTCCAGTGCTATACCAGCCTTTCTTATGCAGACATGCAGAAATTTGACATCAGCACTGTCCGTAAGGTTGACGGAAAAATGCGGTTACGCAGCCTACGGGTCAAGACGAATGAAATGTATAACATAACTCTTATGAAGGCTGCTGTCAATCTGCTTGAAGAGTGTGGTTTTGTCTTACCGATACAAGATCTGCATTTCTACAACAGGAATTTGCAGACAATTCAGTACCGTGCTGGCATTTCGACACACCTGACATCACATGTGGGGAGGCACACATTCGCAACTTCCATTGCCCTGAAACATAAAATGCCAATTGAAGTCTTGCAGAAAGTCATGGGGCATGAAAGCATACGCACAACACAAGTGTACGCGAAAGTCCTTCAGGAGTCAGTCGATGCAGAATTTGACAGGCTTGACGATATTATATGATAATTATGTAAGAGCGGGTAGGTTCATTTCCTACTCGCTCTTTTTCTTTCATAGGGGTTCTTTATCTCGTTTTCTTCCAGAATTTTCGCGTAGAAGTCGTTTTCCTCTTCCAGTTCACGAATACGCTTCTTCAGTTCCTCGACGTGCTCTTTGTACTTGGGGGTTTCAAATTGCCGTATTGTCGTTGGATGGCAGGTACATCGTTCTATATCTCCAGAAACAGCAACCGCCATGCAGCCTGGTATAAGAACACGACCAACACCTTTTACATACTCGTAATGACACCTCATTTGAGTTCGCTCATTTTCTTGCTGAAAGAAGTTGTGATATTGTCGTACCGCACTTTCATCTTCCTCAACTCATTCAGTAATTCTGCCCTCTTTTGGGCGTTTCCAACACCCATCATTGAAAACTCCAGCTTGTTGAAGCACTCCTGCAACTTCATTAGTTGTGACAATGAAGTCTGCAAGACTGACTTTTCTTTGTCAGTGGCGAATTTGCCGCGATACAGACGCATAATGACTTCCTTGTAGAAGCCCTTTGTTCCATCGTCTATCTCGTCGCATTCATTGATTGCGTCAATAAACTCATTGAAACGCTCTTCCATCATTTCATAGTTTTGTTCAAAACGACGGTAATACGCTTTCCTTTCCTCGTCATATCTCTTGAACTTTGCAATACATTCGTTCTTTTCTTCTATGACTTTGTGAAGACGTTTTACCTCCCCACTTAAAGTTAGTTGGAGGTTTCTGTTCGGAATATAGGCTCTTACCTCTTCTTCCGTGAGTTTTTGCCCAAATTTTTCTTCCATATACCTTTATTTTAATAGTCATACACTAAGCCACCTTTACCCATAGAAATAATTTCGTATGAGTGCGCACACGCATGAAAACCTTATCTAAGTTACCAACACCATTGTATGAGGTGTAGTTTTCTTCGTGTATAGCCAAAATAGGCAGAAATTACCCGTTTCCATTCACTGAAAGAGACCTTTTTGACATGGGCACCTGTTGTCGTGGCTGGGACAGAGCAGGTTTTTATCTCGTACAGTATATCCTACTTGACTGAGCCGTTTTGTATATTGCCTGGTAAGGGCAAAGAGGACGGCACTGATTGAACCTCGTATGTCGGCATTATGAAAATGCCCTGCAAAGAGGGAAGTTCTTCGCAGGGTCATTTGCTTTATGCAGAAAGGAGGTGTAAAACCTTCCGAAAAGCCAGATATGTATGCAATTCTTCCCTAATTGCGCTGCAAAGATACACAGAATATCTGAATATCAAATTATGATTTAGATAAATTAACGGCAACAAAAACATTCTATTCCAAAGGAATAGGGCTTAATTTTGCAACATTATGAAACTTAAATAACCTAAATAGACGAAAGAAATATCTCAAAATGCTTTAGATATTCAGATATTCTTCCTAAATTTGCACCCGAAAACACATGGTTAGTGGTATTCCCATGTAGCAAGAACGATTTACGAGGGCATTGGATGAGGTCTCTGAATACCACAGCAAGAGACGGATTCCTTTGCCCTTGACTTTTAAGAAAAATGAGTGTAATAGTAATTAACGGTAAAACCTATCGGTACAATGGAAAAATCTCCATCGTAAATGGCGACGTTCTGGTAAACGGGAAGAAAGTCGAGAATTATGAAGAGCTGGAGAAAGACCAAAAACACATCAACATCGAGATTCAAGGCGAGGTCGAGAAGATTGATGTAGATGTCTGTGACACCATCACTGTTAATGGCAATGTCAAGAACGTAAAGACCATGAGTGGCGATGTTGATTGTGGCAATGTGGCTGGCGATGTGTCATCAATGAGTGGCGACATTAAATGACCGAGAACTATGCAAGTAGAAAGACGTACAATATCGTACCTGATATTCTTCTCGCAGGGCAAACATGTTCAGAGAACACCAGTGACAGGCGTTTCAAGCGACGAAGAATTACCGACACTCATAAAGTCAACTTTCAAAGGCAGGTTCAGAAGACCTCCAGCACTTACTTACAAAGATGGAGTAAGAATCGTTGTCAAACGTCTCGACCACGTTCATCACACCGTCACATTTGTAATGAACACGGTAATCTACAACAAGAGTGTGAGACAGGCACGAATTGAAGTAGAAAAGGCTATAAGGAATCAATAAATAAACTAATAACTCTAAAAGTAAAAACATCATGGAACATTTAGAATCAAAGATGCTGCAAGAGCAGTTTGCGAAGATGTGTGCCACTGGCAAACTCTTCCGCAGTAAAGTTACAGGCGACCAAGTATGGCAAGCCTACATGAGAGGTTTCGGCGAAGACCCGATTTTCCGCGATCCAGAATCTTCGGTGCATAACTGCAACCAATGCAAGCACTTCTTCCACCGCTACGGCAATATCGTTGCCATTGCTGAAGACAACTCTATTATGACGATGTTCGACGGCGAGACAACAGACGAATACCGCCAGTCGTTTGCAGAAATGGCAAATCTTCTAAAGTCTGCGCCAATCGAAGACGTTTTCGTTGAGACTTTCGACTATCTCTACAAAGCCGTCTATGCACGCTGCACAAAGAATGACTCAATGTTTGCGCTCAACCTCGACCACACGGTAAAGCGTTACACAAAGGAGGAGGCTGAAAAGTTTGGTGTGGTAAAGCCAAATGAGGTCAGAACTTTCAACCACTTCTGCGTAAGAGTGCCGAAAGGGTTTATCCACTTCGGACATGAAACGGTTGACTCTATCCAAGGCCGCTTGCGCGAAGACAAAAAAGTTTTCAAACGTGCGCTGGATGAGATACCATCCGACACCATGCAACTTGTCATTGACCTCATTGATCAAGGCTCTTTGCTCAACGGTGAAACCCATAAGTACAAAGTTGTTGAGTTTCTGAAACTCTCAAAAGTGTATGCACGGTTATCGGATGCGGAGAAAGACAACTGGTGTTGGGCTAATTTCTCGGCGAACCGCTTTGCCCGTTTCAGGAACGAATTGATTGGCAAGCTTTGCACAGAACTTGCAGAGGGTCGTGACATCAATGACGCATGTCAGGATTGGAACAAACGTATTGATCCTGCCAACTACATGAAGGCAACCGCACCTATCACGCAGCAGATGATTGACAACGCAAAGTCTTTCATTGCAGAAAACGGCTACGAAGAGTCTTTCACCCGTCGCTGTGCAACTATGGAAGATATTCGTGTGTGTGACATCCTCCATGCCAATGTTGGTGACGGAAAAATCAAGCCTGTGTCTATCCTCGATGGTATCAAGCCGACATCTACACGCCACAAGCGTAGTGAGTTTGACGGGGTGGAAGTTGTCTCGATTGACAAGTTTATGAAAGACATTCTGCCCGGGTGTACTTCAGTAGAGGTGTTCCTCCAGAACTCACATGAGAACAACTTTGTCACGCTTACAACTCCCGTCAGCAAGGATAGCAAGCCTATTTTCAAATGGGGCAACAACTTCGGTTGGACGTACAACGGCAATCTGGCAGGTAAGTCGGAGATTAAGGAAGCCGTGAAAGCAGCAGGTGGTTTCGTTAATGCGCCTTTCCGCTTCTCTATCATGTGGAATGAGGACGGACGTTCTATCGTTGACCTCGACGCACATGCTATTGAGCCAACGGGTACTGAAATATACTATGCTTCACACAAGCTGCCAAGCAAGACTCCTGTATGCAAGGGCTGTCTCGACATCGACATGATACGTCCTCATGGTGTAGGCGTAGAAAACATCTTCTGGACTGAGCCGGAGCTGATTAAGGATGGCAAGTATCGTTTCTTTATCGTGAACTATGATGGTGGTCGCAACTCTGGCGCAAAGGCAGAAATTGCTTTCGGCGATGAAGTCTTCACCTACATTGTTGACCATGAGATTATGCGTCCTGTTGACATCGCCACCGTTCACATCAAGAACGGCATGATTGACCATGTTGATCAGTCAAAGTATCTGGTTGATGGAAACGGCACGTCAAAGGAAATCTACGGGCTTGAAACCAATCAGTTCCACAAAGTGAACTTGGTGTGCCTGTCACCGAACCATTGGGATGGTGCTTTTGGCAACAAACACTACTTCTTCATGCTCGACGGGGCCAAGGCTCCAGAGTCAATCAGAGGTTTCCATAACGAGTTCTTGCTACCCGAACTTCTGGAACATCGCAAGGTGATGGAAGTTCTCGGTGCCAGATTGAAGGTCGAGTCAACAGACAAGCAACTCTCTGGACTTGGATTCAACGCCACCGTCCGCGACGAGGTTGTGCTGCGTCTGCAAGGCTCTCATAAGAGAGTAATCAAAGTTCAATTCTAAACGTGGATATATGAAACTCTTATTATTCGATTTAGAGACTACGGGAACGGACAGCATCAAGAACGGTATTCACCAAATTAGTGGTAAGATTATCATCAATGGTGAAGTCAAAGAAACATTCGATTTCAAGGTGCGTCCGAAGGAGGGTGCCGTGTATGACGAGAAAGCACTGGAAATTGGAAATGTGACGAAAGAGCAGTTGGAAGCCTACCCTGCTATGCGAGAAGTGTATGCAAAGGTCATTGCCATGCTTGACAAATATGTTGACAGGTTCAACAGGAGCGATAAGTTCTTCCTTGTTGGCTATAACAATGCACACTTCGATAACCAGTTCTTCCGCCAGTGGTTCACTGATAATGGCAACAAGTATTTCGGCTCTTACTTCTGGAGCAACAGTTTCGATTGTATGGTACTTGCAACACCTGTTTTGGCAGACAAGCGACACCGAATGATTGACTTCAAGCAATCAACTGTAGCGCAGGAATTAGGCATCGTCATTGATGCAGAGAAACTGCACGATGCCTCCTACGATATAGAGTTGTGCCATGCCATCTATGACAAAGTTTGCGGTAGGTACTAACAGGTAAAGTATTAACTCATAAACAATGGTGTCGTGGCGGAATTAGACGCTATTCCTCGGTGGATAGAAAAGTATGAAGCGTGAGTTCAATTCTGCAAGCAGAGGGGTTCGACTCCCCGATGCGCATGGTAAGCAATATGACTTTTCGTGTGGGTAGCCAATCCCACCGACACCTTACTTTTTACGATATGACAAGGGAAGAAGTTTTCAATCGTATTGCAAGGCAAATTGGCAAACAACCAATCGCCTGTAACTGCGAGAAATGCCGTGAAATGTGCCAGCGCACACCGTGTCTGGGTACGCCACAAGACATACTGGCTCTGTTAGATGCCGGATATGCAGATAAAGTCTGCTATACCGAATGGGCTGCTGGTATGGTCTTGGGGCATATAAACCGACCGATACCGATGGTTCAGATTAAGAGTAAAGGCGGCAGAAAAAAAGATGGTTGCTGTGTATTCTTTCACAACGGAATGTGTGAGTTGCATGAAAGCGGTCTAAAACCGACTGAAGGCATACTTTCACATCACGAAGTTTCTGTCAGAGAACTTCGGAAAGAAAACAATCTCACCTACCAAGTCGCTATAGAATGGTGCAAGGAAGAAAACTTAGACGTTATTCGTGAGATAGTAAACAAAGTTATGGAACACTTAAACAAGAAAGAAAATGAATAAGGAAGAACTTAAACAACAATATGACGAGCTTATTTCCGGCATCGAAACAGCAAAGATATTTGATGGTCGTAACAAAGGCGTTGATGTGTATGTCTGCAAGAAATGCGGTAAGCGGTTTTACACCAGATACAAAGATAAGGGTGTGACACCATTCACCATTAAATGTCGTCATTGCGAACATGGAACGATGATGCACGACCAAACAATATCAGAACAGGTCGCAAACGTTATGGCTTTTGAGGTTCACAACTGGGTACGCCCAACGTTTGAACAACTTCAGAAACTCAGTGATGGTGCTATTGATCATGTCCTAAATGGTGGGCTGATGCTTCAAGACGAGCTCAATAATGAAGATATTGAGGTCAAAGCAACCTTTGATAAGGTTCAAGAACTTTTGGACTCTCTTCAAGAAACGGGTGCTACATGCCTGTTTATTGGTGACGAAGGAAATCATTTCGTAATCAGCGGCAATCCAACCAACATTACCGCACAGATTGTATTTGCGATGTGTCGCTATCCTGTAGTGCGCCAAATCATCCAGAAGTGTGCAGACAACTACGAGGAACTTAACAAGAAGTTCGGTGACAAAGTGCGAAATATCACGATGGACCACCTGATCGAACAAAATTCTGGTAATTGACTATGAGAGCGATAAAGTTTAGAGGTAAGTGTGTACCTGACAGCAAGTATGCTGGCGAATGGGTTACAGGAGGCTACGTTGCACCAGAAGCCGATGCAAAAAAGCAGGATGAGGGTCTTATAATCTGCTACTTTGGCGGTAACGCAACATGCACTTATCATGTAATGCCAGAAACCGTAGGTCAGTTTACAGGTCTTTATGACAATGACGGGCAAGAAATTTACGAAGGCGACATTTTGATAATAGAAGGAATTAAAATCGACAGGCGTTATATCGTAACGTGGAACCCCAAAAAGTATTCATTCTACATCGGAAATTCGCCTATTATAGCCTATTTAGACCGTATCGGAAACAAAATTGAAGGGTATCGTGTTTGCGGCAACATTCACGACAACCCAGAATTAGTAAAATATTAACATTCAAAACTTTCAAATTATGGTAATTTACAAGAAAGCAAGCAAAAAGAAACTCCGTTTCTCCACCAATCGTGGTTCTTTGTCAGTCGAACAACTCTGGGATTTACCCAAAGAGGAAATTCGCCAGTTGGTAATCAAAGCTCGCGAGGCTGCAAAGAAGTCTTCCGGCGAAGTAAGCGACACGGAACTTTCGTTCCTCGACGCTCCCGCTAAGACTAAGGCAACCGACGATGAACTGCGCTTTGAAATCCTCAAAGACATCTATCTCACGAAGAAGTCTGCCGAGGAAAAGGCACAGAAGAAAGCCGAAGCCAAGCGTAACAACCAGAAACTTCTCGACATCATTGCCCGCAAGCAGGACGAGGCTTTGGAAAAGAAGTCTATCAAGGAACTTGAGAAGATGTTGGAGTCCGAGGACGAAGAGGACGAAGACGATGTTTAACTGTGAACTTTGTGAACATTGGTGCGCACCCAAATGTGTAGCCCAAAACATCACACTTGCGCGTGGGCACCATGTTCTTAATTGTAACTTTTATAAAACAAAAAAAATGAAAACATTTGAAGAATTTATGGATTCTATTGCCAGAAAGAGAGAGAACCCCGAAGAAAAGAAGTCTGAAATAGGGGGGGGGCTGACAACCTCTGACAACAAGAAAGTAGATGCACTTTGTTAGCCACAACATTGCGCTGAAGTTGGCAGACTTTCTTATGCGATAAATAATTTATTCACTTAATTTCTCAAGAATTATGGAAGAAAAGAAAACAACGGGTATCTTATGTCCTACCCTCAAACAGACCTTTAAGCAGATTAAGGACTCGCGCATTGATGCAATGCTCGAAGATTCCGAACTGAAGTATCGCCGTCAGATAGAAGACGTGTGCGCAAAAGTCCGTCAGTGTGACCGCGACTTGGAAGATGCTATCCTTGACATTCTTCCGACCAACGCCGGACAGGGCATTTCGCCAAGTGCTTTCGATGCCGATAAGTTGATGAACAACCGTATCAGCACCCTTATCACACGTCGTGAGCAGTCTGTGCGCCTTGGTATTCTCGTCAATGACTACGAAACGCTGTTTGGTGAATACCCAGACATGAGCAAGGTGAAGCCTTACCTCACTCCAGAATGGAAGTCTAACATCAATAAAGAGCAGGAGGGCTAACTCATGGGTAGTGGTAGTTATTCATATATGTCGGCTCATGCCCGTAGTGCAGAACGGACGGCTGCTTATTCCCATCTGTCCGAAACTGCGGCCATGGAACAGGCTTTCACACAAAAGCACATTGATTCAGAAATGATAATCAATGGCAAAATTCGTGAAAGCCGCGACTCAGAGGAACACCCCAATTCGTTCCCAATCATCATCGCGCTTGACACAACAGGCAGTATGGGTCATATCCCAATGGACTTGATCAAAGGTTCTTTCCCAGAGATTATGAAGTCAATCATTGAGGCTGGCATTCCAGACCCACAAGTTTGTTTTGTCGGTGTCGGTGATTGCTACTTCGACAATGCGCCCGTGCAATGTGGTCAGTTTGAGAGTAGTGACGAACTTATGGAGAAATGGTTCCAGAAAGTATATCTGGAAGGTGGCGGTGGCAACAACCCGGGCGAGAGTTATAATCTCGCATGGTATTTCGCAAGCCGTCATACCATTACTGACTCCTGGGAGAAACGCAAGAAGAAGGGTGTACTGATTACGATTGGCGACGAGCCTTGCCTTGCTGAGATTCCTCAGAGCAACATTACAGGGTTGTTTGGCGACGGTGCTCAGTCAGGCATTCTGTCTTCCACTCTCATAGAAGAAGCAAGTGAGCAATGGGAACTCTATCATATTCACATGGGCGACGCACCAATCTACAATTCCACTATCAACAAGTGGCGTGGACTGCTTGGGAAAGACCGCGTTGTTGTACTTCCTCGTAAGAACTACAACCTCGTTCCCGTCATTTCGTCCATCATTATGAACGTTTACAACGGCAGTTCCAACGCTACAGCGGAAGTA